CGGATCAACGGTGTACACAGTCCATCGACCGGAGATATACCGGAGCGCGACCTACCGTGGGCACAGGTTCTTGTTCCGACTACTGAAGGCGGATCCTCGGGCATCGGACGCATACCCCAGATTGTTGCGGGATCGTTTGTATTTGGTGTGTTCCTTGACGGTGTAACATCGCAGATACCACTGATTATTGGCAGTCTTCCAAGGGTTGAATTGCCCACTTCGAATCAAACGAAGCGTACCGGTTCTGGTGAGAATTCATACGACTACAAAACAATTCGTTACCAGAATGTTGTTTCGGAATCATTTAAAGACGACGGTGTATATGATGCGAGTCTATCCCTAAGACGTCTGCAGTCCATGAAGTTCTTTATTGATAATGGATATCCGCTTATTCAGGCAGCATCTATTACTGGTGCTTTGATTGGCGCGAGTTCTTTGGTAACATTTCAGGAAAATAAAAGTAGTGTGACGGGTATTGCTAATTGGGCGAAGGAATCGACTGTCGGAAGTCGATACAGCGGGTTGCTTAGATTTGCGTCGAATTACACTCCTGCTTCGGATTGGAGATTATTTTCTATTCAACTGCAGTATATCTTGTTTGAATTGAGGAACAGATATAACCTGACCAACAGCAAACTATTAGCGGCGACAAATATTAAAGATGCTAGCGCCATAATAAATAGAGAGTATTTGAATACAGATAAGAATACAGATAATTACGCGCAAGTTGCATATGATGAGGTGATATCTTAATGAGCGTTGCAAAGGGGCAAGGTGGTCTACAATCCAAAGTCGAGACTCTCAAAGAATCTGTTAAGGGCGCAGTTTCTTCAGTCGATACCAAACAGATTGATAAACTCGGAGAAACAACTAAAGCAGATATCTCTAACTCCCTTGAGTCGATATCGGGTAATATTGCGGGACAAGTCGAAGGCGGTATCCAATCTCTAACGCAAGAAGTTGATGGGTTTAAAGACGACTTGACTGCTCTATCGACTAAAGAAGGATTGCTAGATGCTGGTGCACAGAGTCTAGAAAATCTTAAAAGCGATATTGTTACCGGTGCAGCGGCGGCATTATCGAGCAAGTTGGGTGCCACAGTATCAATCGAATATACTGAACCCGATTCTAATGGTGTTGTCTTCCCTATCCAGACCTCTCTCGCAGAGCAAGGTGGACTAGACGGAACGATTGCTGCTATACTTAAATTGATTACTGGACTTGGTGCTATCGATGCTGGTGCGCTACAGGCGGCGGTGGTCGACGGTAATCCTGCAGGATTGATGGACGCGGCAAACAACCTCAAAGGTAAAATCGGTGCATTCGATGCGTCTTCGATAAACTCGCTGGCAGCAACAGCGATGGATACAATTACCGGTGAACTTGTAAACTCGGTTATCCCGAAAGATATTAATAGAACAATATCGTTCGTTTCTTCTATCGACTCGGATGGCGGTCTGACCGAAACTGGTTTGAACATAGTTAAGGATACAATTACAAGCAGTGGTCCGAGCGCAGACTCAGAATTTAACAATGCAATCAATACTATTAATGCTTCGAAGACAGATTTACAGAATCTAGTAACAAAGGCGAAAGAAACTAAGAAGAATATCGAAGGTCTCAGGTCAGATCTTGAGAATCTTTCGGGCGGTAAAGATCCCGTTGCTGTTGAGCAATCAACCGAGAATGCTTCGCTGAATCGACAGAGATACTCCAAAGAAGTTGATATTTCAAACTCCTTGGTGCAGTCTAGGATTGCCAAAGACGGTAAGACCGGAATCATACAATCCTTGAGTGCGGAGACACTTACTGATATCAAGAAACAAGTCAAAGATTTCGCCCCTTCATTGAGTCCTGCGGAGATACAGAATGTGATTTCTTTGTCACAAGGTGATTCTATCGACAAGGATGAGGCGGCGAACATATTATATAAGAGAACAGGCAAACCATTTCCTGTCATCAAAAACTTCTTAAATACTATTGATACGACGATATCTTCTGCTACGCGGGAACCACCTTCGGAGTTTGTTTTCGCGGAACCTTATATTATCGGTTCGTATGAAAAGGATTGGAAACAAGGAAAGGGTAATCCAATATTTCCTTATATCTCCTCGACCGAAGAACTTCAGGCAGAACTCAAAAATATTTCTCGGGAAGTCACGGAAATTGTGGTGCACTGGACAGAAACGACCACTAATAAAAATATCGGTAGCGAGGAAATTAACTCGTATCACCTCGCATCAGATCTAGATGGAATTGGTTACCACTATGTTATAAGAAGAGACGGTTCTCTTCAGCGTGGTCGTCCTGTGAATATAGAAGGGCAACATTCCCCGCTAAATAATCATAATACGGGAAGCATCGGTGTTGTGTTTGTTGGTGGTATTAATGTTCCATCCGGAACGCCAAATCCAGAAAATTTTGTTTCTGTTCAATCGTTGACTCGGAGTCAGTTCAATACCTTCGATCATTTATGTCGTGCTTTCTATGGTACATATGCAGGCGGGCAGATAGTTGGACACAACGACATCGACCCAAACGAAGATGATCCTGGATTTGATGTGAGAGAATATGTGTTGGCGAACTTCGGCAAGAGCTCTTTATTTACTGATCCTGCTAATCAATCACCATTTACTGTTGATGAAATAAACAATGACGAATAAAACAGACAACTATTACACAAGGTTAGAGCGTTTCGACTCTTCAAGAGAAATAACAGAGGGTGTTACGCTTGATGGATTTAATGATCCGACCGGCGAATTTCCTTCACGCGAATACTTTTATGGTACGAGTGTTAATAAGGCAGCAAAGGGAGAGGCGGTCAACAACCTAAGTTTAGGTGGTGGAGACTTTGGTGTATCGTTAGATATTCCTGATCAAAAACCTTCGGTCTTTCCGCACAATCAGGTTCAACAAACTGCCTCCGGACATTCATTCGAGATGGATGATACTCCAGGTGGAGAGCGAGTGCTTGTTAAGCATCGTACCGGTGCTGGAATAGAATTAAGAGCAGACGGCACGGTTGTAATATCCTCTCGCAACCAGCGTGTCGAGGTTACTGGAGGCGACCACACAACGATAGTTGAAGGTGAAGGTACGCTAATATACAAAGGTAATCTTACTCTGGACGTGTCTGGAGACCTTAACATGAATGTCGGCGGCAACTATAACTTAAATGTTGCGGGAGATAAGAAAGAAGAAATAAAAGGTCGGCACACTAAGACGGTGAATCTTGATCAAAACTATACAATTCGCGGTGCACGTGGTGCTAAGGTGCTCGGAAATAACACAGAAACATTGTTAGAAGACCATCACCAGATTGTTGCTGGAAATGCAAACCAATTGGTACAGGGCAATACTGAAATTTTAGCGGGTGGTAATCTAACCACCACAGCAGTAAATGAGTGGGTTGTTGCAGCGTCGACGACTAGTCTTGCCGCAAGACATATTAGTATGATCGGGCATAAAGGGACTATTGGTGGACCGCTCATCGACTATTACGGTAAGACATACGGTGGATTTCCAGGCGGGGTCACCAATATATCAACATTCTATGGTTCGCTCGTCGGTAAGGCAGCAGAAGCAATACACTCTGATTATGCTATGTTTGCATCACAGGCAGGGTTCGCGACCGGAGCAGGGCAAGCACTTACTGCGGTAACGGCGAAAGATAGCAAGCCAGGGAAACCACCAGTAATTACGTCACCAGTCCCAGGAATTATGCCGTTTGTTCCGATACCTGCAACAGCACCGATACCAAACCCTGCGATCGTAGAGATGCAATTATCTTCTTCTACCTATGGAGTGAGGAATGTATCGGTCGATCCTAAACTTAAAGACAAACTAAGCAAGTCCGACGAATATCAAGAACTGTTTGATCACGATCCTTCGATACATGAGATTCGATCGAAGTTAAGAGATCCTGCCAATCTGAGTAATTCAGAGTTTACAAGTTATCTCGTGGCACAAGGCAAGTTGAATAAGCAGTTCAAAAAGAATATTCCTAAGAATATCGGACGGTCTGCGGGTAAGAAAGGAACTGTTAGATTCGGAACTAATCTCCTTGGGAATAACCCGATTGATAATAGAAGCAAGCGATTTAAGGTAGATAGAAAATGAAGATTCTAGTTGATCCCGAATATAATCCGGAACTAAATGGCAAGGTAACTTCCTCGACAAAACTCGGGGCAGGTATTACATGCGCGAAGTTCCTTGGTTCTAAGGGTTCGCGAACTCAGTTCGAAAAACTCTATGCTGAGAATTTCTTTAACTCCGCAGATAGGAACCAGATTGCCCGAAACCTAGTCCTTCATGCGCACGCGATTAATGCTGCATATTCAAATACAGAATTTAATCAACACCGATTGATTATTTCGGACGGTATCTACGAACCAAACCCCAAGTTTCAAATGTCTGAACTGCCTGCGGGAAGTGAAGAAAACGCCAAGACTATTTCTAAGACAGTCCCTCGAAGTTCTTACGGTAAAGGACCAGATGGTTGGATTGCTCGGGTGCCAACATATATGGGAGAAAGACCCACAGCAAATAGTATCAATGATTTGAGAAGAGACGGAAGGGCAATCGGATATCAGTTAATCGACAAGTATGGAAAAACTGATCCTAGGAAGTCTTTCGACCTCGCAGTGTTTTGGAAAGATTACATTGATTATGATAAACTCTCATTAGAATATGACACCTTTGATCCAAGTGGTGAACTAACTACTACAATTTTTTTACAGATTCCACAGGTTTCGACTTCGTGGGAGGTTAAATACAAGCATGATCTTGAAACTAACTACAACGGTGAACTTCAAGCAAAAAACGAATTGCTGGAAATACTTCCAGAAGAGGATTAAGAAATGTCAAAGGTTTTCTCGACAGAAGATAAAAATTTACAGTCAAGTGTTAGGGTGGTTCGAAAGAAACTATATTCGGATATCGACCTTACACTTTCGACAAAGTCTTCGGGTCAAGTTGGTGATGTATATAAGAAGACGGATGCGTCTGCAGTAAAGCAAGCGATCAAGACTCTTGTAATGACCAATCGTTTCGAGAAACCTTATCGCCCTTCATATGGCGGTAATCTCGGTGGGATGTTATTTGAACTTGCGACCGAAGATACCGGCGAAGAAATCATTGAAAGGGTCACTCAGTCTATCGAAAGATATGAACCTCGTGCCAAAATTTTAAATATAGATGTGTTCTCAAATCCAGATCAGAACTCTATTTCTGTTCTCCTAGAATTCAGAGTTATAAATACTAATGCGGTCGAAACTTTGAATTTGAATATTAGACCTTCTGCACCAAGAACAGCAGAGGTTCTACCAACGACTGCACCACCTGTTCCTGTCGACGTTTTGTTGTCAGATGAAGCGGCAGACTTTATCGTTTCTGAACAGGGCGAATATATCGCATACGATTGAAAGTTCATAAAAACTAAATATAATCGAACAATCAATCTTAAACGCGACTGTTTAACCTTCTTATTTTATAAATACAATATGTAATATAAATTGAATTCCAGGGTCCAAGACTCTCTTCGGTATAAAATAAAAAACAATAATAACGGAGAAAAGAAATGGCAAATCAAAGAATAATGCATGACATAGACTTAGCAAAAGTCGGTCAGATTATTGATGCGCGCATTCAGAACGTTACTGCCGCAGAGAAAAGTGCATTAGCAGGAACTCTGGGCGCCGGAAATGCTGGTCTGTTTGTATACGATACTGACGACGAGGCATTAAACATCTGGGATGGTGCGACCTTTCGTACGGTATCCCCTGATATAACTGGTGATGTAATTTTCAAGGGTCTAATCAACCCGACTAATGCTGCAACGATCGCCGCTGACGCAAGTCTAGCACAAGGTCACCAATATATCGTCGATACTGCTGGTACTCTAGCGGCAACTGGCGTAACATTTACACCGACTGCTGACGTTGAAGTCGGCGATATGGTTTTGTGGACTTCTACCACAACCGCATCGGTAATCAATAAAAACTTTAACGAAGCAACTGAAACCGAATCTGGTACAGTTGAACTCGCGACACAAGCAGAAGTAGATACAGGCACTGATACAGAGCGTGCAGTTACTCCGGCAACATTAGCAGGTTCGCAACTATCGGACGACATCGATACAAACGAAACTGATATCGCTGCTCTTGAAGCGAAGATCGGTCAGGACTCAAACGGTAATTACCTTGCTTTGGGAACTACTTCACAATCTGTTATCGAAGCAATTAACGAGTTACAAACTAACCTTTTGCTCGACAGCGACGAAGTAGCCGCAAACGATGCTGAGATTGCCGCACTACAAAGTGCAGACGCAGCAAGCAATGCGCGCCTAGATGGTCACGATTCAGATATTGCTGCAATTCAAGCAGTAGATGCTGCTCAAACAGCAAGACTCGACTCAGACCACCTTCGCTTTGTCGCAGTAGAAGGACGTGTAACCCAAAATGAATTAGACATCACTGCGCTTCAAGGTGTTGATTCAGACTACGGTGTTCGTTTAGATACCATTGAAACGCGCCTCGATTCGGACCACGCTCGCTTTGTAGATCTCGAAACTCGTGTATCTACTACCGAATCGCGTCTTGATTCAGACCAAACTCGCTTCGTCGACGCAGAGTCTCGAATTTCTCAAAATGAAACAGACATCGCTGCACTTCAAGGTGCTGACTCAGACTTCGCTGCTAGAGCAGATTCTGCAGATGCACGTATGGTGGCAATTGAGACCCGCCTTAGTGGTCACGATACTGACATCACCACGCTTCAGGGCGTTGATTCAGATATCAAAGAATTTGTCGGTTTCGCTGAAACTCTTGATACATCTGCGACTACTCTTGTTGGTGCTATTAATGAGTTGCACGGTGAGATTAATAACAATGATTCAGATATCGCTGCACTTGATGGACGCGTAACTAACCTTGAAGGTCGTGATAATGTTAAGTCTTACACAGACACTAACGTATCTCTGACTGCAAACACTCCAGTGACAATCAACCACGCAATGAGTCTGGTCGACAAGCATGACTTCATTATCCATGTAATGAATTCAGTCGGTTCTGCAATTAGTTTCGATGTTGATGCTATTGATGCTGATAACATTACGCTGACTTCAGACGTCACGTTGTCTGGTGCTCAAGTGTTTATGCTTGGTCAAATCGGTGCTGGTTCGGGTGGTGGCGGTACGCCTCCTGCTCCTGGTGTACCGGCAGGTGCCTTCATGCTTCAGGACGAATCTGGATACCTGACTACTGAAGATGGCGACGCTCTGACTATTCAGAATCCATAATATTAAAATAATATGAATTAAAGGGGACTTCGGTCCCCTTTTTTGTGTATAAATACTTTTGTTATTAATTTTGGAGAAGACAAATGGCAACCACAATTCGTTCTTCTGAACTCGACTTTAATGAAATCAAGAATGGTCTTAAAGAGTATTTTCAGAAGCAATCAGAATTTGCTGATTACAACTTTGAAGCATCCGGTCTATCTAACCTGTTAGACGTACTTGCTTACAACACCCACCAAAACGCGTTGCTTGCCAACTTTGCTCTTAATGAGTCGTTTCTTTCTACTGCACAGTTAAGATCTTCTCTTGTCGGTCATGCCGGAAGTTTAGGATATACTGTTGCGTCTAGATCTGCATCAACAGCAATCGTTCAAATGTATGTTACTGATTTAACAGGACCGTCTAGCAAGACGATGCCTGCCGGAACTTCATTCACTGCGACTGTTGATAATAAATCATATTCATTTAAAACGCGTGAGACATTCACAGCGACTAACGACGGTTCCAATCGTTTCTATTTTTCGCTCAATGATAACATCAACCTTCCGATATATGAGGGCACGACGAAGCAGAGGAACTATATTGCTGGTGATGCGAGCGACAACGACACGTATGTGATACCTGTTTCTAATCTCGACTTAGACACCGTCGTTGTTAGAGTGTATGCAGATACATCAACAGCATACTATGATGTCTACACGGATGTATTAGAAGCAACAAACATTACAAGCAAATCTAAGATTTACGCAATCAAAGAAACGCCGAATGGATTCTATGAGTTGTCCTTCGGTAATGGTGTTATAACAAACCAAGTGCCGAGTGCAGGCAATCGTGTTCAGGTCATTTACGACGTGGTCGTTGGACCAGAGGCGAATGGCGCGAGCACCTTTACTCCAGAATCTCAAATAGACGGACTCGCTATTGAAGTAGTTACAGTTGCGACTTCGGATGGCGGTACACTGAAAGAAGATATTGAATCAATTCGTAAAAATGCACCATACCTTTATGCTTCGCAAAACCGCATGGTTACTGCCGAAGATTACTCTGCGTTAATCTTAAGAAACTTTTCTTCATTGATTAACGATATAAAATCTTGGGGCGGTGAAGAAAACATTCCACCAAAGTATGGATCAGTATATGTTTCAATAGATTTCTCAACAGACGACGCGGTTCTACAAGAAACAGCGAAGGGTAATATTCGAAATCTAGCGAAAGATCTTTCGGTCGCTTCTTTTGAGATCGAGTTTGTTGAACCGAACAGAACGTTCGTCGAGATTGATACGGTATTTCAGTTTAATCCAAACCTAACATCTTCTTCTCAAACAGCGATTGAAAGTGCGGTAAGGTCTACGATGGAAACGCACTTTGAAACTAACCTTGGTGAGTTCGATAAATCTTTCCGAAGATCTAACTTGCTTACAGACATCGATGAGACTGACGCTTCCGTGCTTTCAAGTCGTTCAACAATTAGAATGCAGAATCGATTTACTCCTCGGAGTGGTACGACCAACTATACAATCGTATTCCCGAGTTCTATTGCCACCGCCGATGAAGAATCAAATACGATAACATCTTCAAACTTCTTCTTCAAAGGAAAGGTTTGCACCCTTCGAAATAGATCTAATTCTTCGGTCATTGAAATCGTCGACACGGCAGGAAATGTTGTAAGGGACAATGTTGGTAGTTATGATGCAACATCCGGATCGATCATACTGTCAGGGTTCACAGGTTCTTTGATTTCCGGAACTTACTTTAAGATTACTGCATTGCCGGCAAACCAAGCGACGATTAATCCGTTGAGGAATAATATTCTCAATTATGATGCATCTTCCTCTAGTGCTCGAGCAGTTATCACAAATACCGTATAAATAACAATTATAATGCAAACAGAGATTGACCTATGACCAGCGCAGTAACAAACAATTTGAGAAAAGAACTCCTAGACCAATTAAAGTCTAATGTCGAAGGTGTCGATAATTACTACGTTGGATTCTCTAGATCTGGCGACTTTACCCAAGCGACTGATATTTCTTCGAATTCTGAACAATTTAAACTTAGAAACTCGTTGCAATCGGTAAAGATATTGAGTAACGCTTCCTTTGTTGTACCTACAGTTACGTGGTCAAGCGGCGGTATATACGAAGCATACGAAGATAACAATTCAGAGCAAACTAATTTCTATGTTGTAAATTCTTCCGATGAAGTATATATTTGCATCGAGCAAGGCAAAGACGCATTTAACACCGTGGCGAATTCGATTGTCGAACCTTCTGGTGCTTTAAACGGCAATACATTTAAGACTTCGGATGGTTATAAGTGGCGCTTAATGTATAAGATGTCTGCTGCCGCCATATCTAATTTCAAAACTGCTTCATACATGCCAGTATCGACAATACAAGATTCTGCATCATCATTGTCGATCCCTGAAGAAATCACTCAGCGGTTGATACAAGACAACGCAGTTTCAGGTGAAATATTGAGCGTTGCTATTGACGATGCTTCCGGAACAGGTTATCTTCCTTCATCAACCATTTCTATAACTGGCGATGGAACAGGTGCTTCCTTTTCTATGTCAGTAGATGATAATGGTGTCAATCGTGTGCAGATAGACTCAGATGGTTCTGGTTCTTTCTCTCACGGATCAGGATACTCTCATGCTGCTACAATCGCCACAGATGGATCTGGCGTTACACTGAGACCAGTGATTTCTCCGGCAGGAGGTCTTGCTGCAGACCCAGTCGTTTCTTTAAAGTCTAGATCCTTAATGCTACAGGTAGACATTCAAGGGGACGAGGCGGGTACACTCGTGTCGGAAAATGATTTCAGGCAGGTTGTGTTATTAAAGAATCCCAAGCAGCATAACTCTAATACGGTTTTTTCGGGAAATACAGGTAACTGTTTGAGGTATTTTGAAACGAGCGTAGCGACGGGTGATTTCTTAGAAGATGAGTTGGTCTCAACCTCTTCAAACTCAGCACGATTAAAAGTTTTTTATCATGACAGACCAGCGTCAAGGTTATACTATTATCAAGACCAAGAGACAGGATTCGATAGTATTTCAAACAATGCTGTTATACAAAACATCACTGGAACAAATAGATCATTAACTGTTTTAAGTCAAGGCGATCCAGACATCGATGTTTATTCCGGTGAAATTTTGTACCTAAATAATATTAGTTCTTCAATAACAAGAGAAGAAACTCAGACCGAAGACATTCGCATAGTAATTGAACTAGGATAAAAGATGACAACAACATTTACTTCAACGACGCTCCCGAGCACATACAGAGACGATTATAGTGACAGCGACAACTATCATCAGATTCTGTTTAATTCAGGTCGAGCGCTACAGGCACGCGAACTCACTCAACTACAGACTCTTGTCTACGAAGAGATGGGTAGATTCGGACGAAACATTTTTAAAGAGGGTGCAGCAGTTTCTTCGGGTGGAACGGCAATTAACGCTGAATATGATTGCGTAAAAATTGCTTCGACCAACGAACCTGCAGCGTTTTCGGATATTCCTCTTGACTCGATTTTCGAAGGTCTTACGTCTGGAATCAAAGCAAAAATTCTACGGGTCGAACCAAAGTCTGATGACTTCGTTTTAGATACGCTGTATATTCAATACATCGACAACAACGAAGCGAGCGTTACAGGTTCACCGGCAACTTTCTTAGATGGCGAAACCCTAGTTGGTCCAGGTGGATATCAACTTATCACTGAGATCCCGAATGCGACAGGGCGTGGTGTACGTTTCGACGCATATGAGGGCGACTTCTTTGTTATGGGTCGGTTTGTACATGCACCCGCCCAATCAATTATTCTTTCGCCATACACAAACTCAGTAGACGCTGTTGTTGGATTCAAAGTAGAACAAGAAGTTGTAACTGTAAACGACACACAAGATCTATACGACAATACTGGAACAACACCGAATACAGCATCTCCAGGAGCAGACCGTTACAGAATCCGTTTAACTCTTACGACTCAAGATAAAGTCACTAGTGACGATATTTTCGTTTACATTGCTCGGGTCGAAAACTCTACAATTGTAGATGAGGTTCGAACTTCAGATGCCTATAGCAAGATCGGCGACATGCTGGCGAATAGAACAAATGAAGAATCTGGTGACTATATTGTCAACCCATTCACTGCTCACTTCGAAGATCAAAATGTCGGTGATTCTAATTTAGACCTTATCGTATCGTCTGGAATTGCATATGTTAATGGATATCGCGTTGAGAACTCATCACCAGTTAAGTTAAGTGTTCCAAAACCTCTAGCAACAGAAACAGTGACGAATGATGTGATCCCTGTTTCTTACGGTAACTATATTTTAGCAGATTCTTGCCGTGGTCTCCCCGACTTAGATAATGCTCGATGCAGCATATTCGCCGGAGACGGTTCTTCATTGGGAACTGCACACGTTCGTGCCGTAGAAAAAGACGGTGCCTTTCACCGTATCTACCTTTTCGACATCGAACCAAGCACAGGTATCTCGGGCGACTTAAACGACGCTCGTAGAATTGGTCTAGATTTCAATAACGATTATTTTGGTGTCGTTTTGCAAGGCGGTCAATTCACTCTCAACCAAACAACAGATAACGATTTGCTGTTCCCGACAGCACGTCCTCGTCCAGAGTCATTCGCAGATATTACGATGACGGTACAGGGCAGACAATCACAGACAACGGACGGTGGTGGTGTTCTCACTATGGCAACGTTGCCGGTCGGTCAAGCATATAACGATACATCCCTTTGGGTTGTTGCTGCTAGCGATCAGTCTTTCCAAGATATAACTGTTACAACATCTAATGGCGGAAAGGACGCACAAATTTCTGGTCCAGGATTGACTCCAAGCAAAACATATGAGATCCTCTACTACTATTCCAAGACAGCGACTCGTAAATCAAAGACATTGACTTCTGCGAGCGCCACAGTGCCATTGAGATCGGTCGGTGGGATTAACTACTATCTTCTCGACAACCCTGATATTTACCAAGTAGATTCGGTTCGTCACACGGACGGATCGGGTTTTGACATGCTGGGTAGATTCACATTAGACGATGGGCAAAGAGATAACTTCTACGATAAAGGAAGAATGATCTTAAATGCTCAGGATTCTGCGCCGAACGAGATCTATGTAAACTATCAGTATTACAGTCGTGGTGCTGGTGATTTTTACGACGCGACTTCTTACGCGCAAGACTATGCTGATATCCCAACGCATACTCTTCAAGACGGAACAGAGGTTAGTCTATTCGATTATCTTGATTTCCGTGCGGATCGTGATAGTGATGATGTATTTAGCAACATCCATCAACTACCGCGAAATGGAACAAACATCAACGCAGATGTAAGTTATTACTTGCCGCGTGCTGATAAGGTAATCGTGACGCAGGAAGGCGATATTCAGGTTTTGATGGGTCAACAAGCAGAGATCCCACAGTTCAAACCGACTCCAGATAATGCATTGGAACTCTATAAAGTTCTGATGAATGCAAATACCATGGATCCAGATGATCTTCAGATCACGCCAATTGATCACAAAAGATATACAATGGCGGATATCGGTAAGATTGAAGCAAAACTCGATGAACTGGAAGAATATACAACTCTTTCCTTGCTTGAACTTGAGCAACGTATGCGCAAGGCACTAGATAGCGACGGAAACGAAAGAATTGTCAGCGGTTCGACTGTAGATGACCTTAAAGATCAGACTGGTGCTGATACTCGTCACCCAGACTACGATGCGTCGATTGATCCAGAGAGTCGACTAATCCGTCCTTCTGCAGACGAAGACAATGTTCGATTAGTTTGGGATTCTGCGCTAAACCCTGCAGGGAATAATATTACAAAACAAGGCGATCAAGTCTATCTGAATTATTCTGAAACATCTTGGAAAAATCAGAGTCTTGCATCTAGATCAGTCAATGTAAACCCATTCGGTATTGTCGATAATGTCGGTACATTAAAACTCTCGCCTTCTTCGGATGAGTGGAAAGAGTGTAAAGAAGAAGCAGAGTCTGCTATCGCCGGAGCAACTAAGTTAGATCGACAACAAGCATTCCTCTGGAATAACTGGATGTGGAACTGGGTCGGACGAAAGTCGGAGGATGCTCAGTTCGACTATAATTCCCGATCAAGACATAGCGATCAAACGAGAAGAAGACGTGATTATTTCCGTAGAGAAAAATACAATTCTTCAATTAGTTCTTTGCCGACCGATACAGCAAACGGCAAATATGTTTCTCGAGTAGTCTCTTCTGATACATTACGCTCAGTCGTTAATGGTAGAATTGTAGACCTTGCGCTAGTCCCTTGGATGCGCTCGCGAAAGGTGTATTTCCATGCGAAAGGTCTAAAACCTAGAACTAAGTTCACCCCTTTCTTTGACGGTCAAGAAGTAGCAGAGTGGTGCCGCACCGAATCATCGTTTGTTCGTTGGGCGGATCGTACTGACGATATCGGAAGTCTTTTCCGAAACAGTACAGTCACCTCTCACCCAGACGGCACGACGGAATTAACTTCGGATGAAAACGGAGAAGTGATTGGATCGTTCTTCATTCCGAACATCAAACCAGTTTACTATATCACTCGTTATGGTAAGAGGAAGCAGAAGAAAGCAGTCTACAGAAGATTCCGCACCGGTATCCGTGAGTTCAAGTTGCTCGATATTAATGTGAATAACTGGTCGGAAGCAAACAGCAAATGTTTTGC